TTCTCTTCTTTCTCAGGCTTATCCAGCCCAATAAGAAGCATGCCTTTGCCTTCAGGCATTATCAGACTCCGGCGCCGGGAACGTCGGCTAGAGCAACTACACAGACGAAATTGATTTTATTCGCTGTAGTGGATGTGGAGATATCATCAGGATCAGGGTGATCTGTGGTGGTATCGGCCGATGTTAGTACCTTCAGTTCAAAGGTCTTGTTAGAGACAGATATGTCACCAACTTTAACCGTTACTTCATCTGCGTTCGCTGAAGCAAACTGGGGAGTTGCTACGATCGAAACGAAGTTAGCGAAAGGATTCTTAAGAGTAACTTTGAATAATCCTGCACTAGTACGAGTGACCGAGTAACCAAGTCCGTACTGTGTGCCTATTGAGCCAGTCCCATTGGGAATAAAGGAGCCAGCTATCCAAAGCTGATTAGACGCTGCTACTTTTGGTGTATGTTGTTTGATTATAGGCATGACTAGGTCTTTCCTTTATTTAGACCCAGCTATCAAACAGGGAGCTTGGCGCGGAGTAGGAATAGGGGAGCGTCGCTATAGAACTGGTAACGAGCACCAATACGTACTTCGTAATCGTCCGATGTGGACTTACGAAGCATCATGTTGCCGTCAGAGTCTAGAACCTTGGGTGCGTCGCCCATTGATGCGAAGGTGAAGTGATCGAAGTTGACGCCCCACATTACGCCGCGTTGACAGTCGGTATCTGCGATTACGGGTGTTCCGTAGGCCGATAGAGCTTCAAAGCCGAAATCATACTCACGAGAATCCACAATGGACTTCTGCGAAGAAAGGTTCACTTCCATGTTCGCTAGATCTGTGGGATGCACGAAGTACGCATCAGGCTTTTTAGCTAAACGCGAAGCACGTGCATTCACACGGGCAAACACTTCCTCAGGTGTGTAAGTAGAGCAATCAAGGCGAGTACCACCAAGACGGCTGTTGGTAGAGCGGTCCACACCGAAAAACTCGGTCGCACCGGGAGCGGATTCAGGGCACCAGGCTTCAAGGCCCGAAGCAACTGCGCCTGCGTGGCCTTCTACGAAGATGTAGTCAGCAACAGCAAGAGAGGTGATCGTACCTGTGTAGGTAACTACACCTGTGTTGTAGTCGATTGCTGTAATGGTGCCGGTGCCCGAACGCATCGAAGTAGCGTCGTTACCGTCGTTGGCCTTGATGATCATGCCAACCTCTAATGCGTCTACCTCTTCGATGTTCGCCATTGTGATAGGCGAGCTGGTTCCCGAACCAACTGTGCCAATTGCACCACCAGAGGTGCGGTAAGCAGTTAGAGCGATATGGTTGGTTACCTGTTCCTGATGATCGTCAATGAGATCAGTAACGAGCTGAAGGAACTCTTCACCTTTACCAAGTGCAGCGGCTTCAACGGCTTCACCGTCAATGTCTGCAGGCTGGTGGTAGTTGACGCGGGTAACTTCGAATGCGTCTACTTTCGCAGCTGTTTTGTTGGTCTGTGCTGTGGTGAACGAGGGAGCGCCACCTACACCACGAGCATACTTTATCGGTACGCGGATCTTAGGTTCAATGAACTTACGATTGCGATCGATAGTAGCTAGTAGAGGGTGCTTTTTAACTAGAACATCTTCCGATGTGTCCTGGTAGCCTTCACGAAGTGCTACCTGAATGTCTGAATACGTTAATGAACTTGCCATGGTTACTTACCTAGGGCGTTACGTCGGTTGTTCTCGACTGCACGCATTGCGCGATCTAACCGGTCTTGCTTCGTCACCTTTGCAGGGACCTTGCGTGTGCCGGGGTTGCTCGCTTTGGACGCGGGTATGGCATCAGGCTTATTCCTGGTGCCTTTGTCGCCCGTAGGTTCTTGCTGGGCTAGCTGGGTGGTCTTAGTGTCCAGTAGTCTGGACACTCGGGATTTGATGTCAGGATCAGCTAAGAGAGCCTTCAAACTGGCATCGCTGGTAAAGACTGCACGAACATCGCGCGAAGCTCTTTTTTCAAGTTCTCTTGCGATTTCCGTAATACTTGTGTCTGGGTTGAGCTTAGAGAGCCTTAGGATCTCCTGTGCTCCCCAACCAACAGAAGCCAGCACAGGAAAGTGCTGAATGTTCTGTTTTAGTTCTGTTTCAAGCTGCGTTGCTTTAGCCGTTAGTTCGGCTCGTTCTTGCGCTTGTACTTTCTCGTTCTCTATGGCCGCTAGCTTCTCTTTGAGTACCTGCAGCTCTGACTTGGTCTCTTGTTGTGCGAGCGCTTCGGGGGAGGGTGCATCAAGCTCGCCAGCTATGATTGCTCGGGTAATTTCCTCGTAGGACTTACCTTCTAGAGCCAGCTTGACCAATGGATTGGTTAGGCGCTTCTGTTCGGCTTCATCACGTTCTTTGAGTTTGGCTTCAAAATCCTTCAGGCGCTGGGATAGCTCGTAGGCTTCCTTTTCCTTGGCCTGTGTCGCTCGGAGAGCACGTTCAAGCCGAGTCTCAATCTCATCAGTGGGTACAATAGGCTTAGCCGGTGTGTCTTCACTTGCCGGCTGTGTAACTGCCTCAATTGTAGTAGTGGGCTCACTGGCCTTACTTGTCTCTGCCTGACCTTTATTTACTGCAGCGAACATTGCAGCCCGCCGCTCTTGCCGGTTTTTGGGCTTAGCTACAGCTGCTGTGGGCTCTGTGGTAGTAGTGGCAGTGGATTCAGTGGATTCAGTGGATGCGTTGGATGCAGTTGTGCTTGGGGCAGCTACAGCCCCTGTGGATACGTCAGACATGTGACCTTCTGGTTAGGCTAAGCAGCTACCGGCGCAGCACCTTCTGGGGGAACTTGCTGCTGTGGCATCTGATCATTAGCGGGTGTTGTTTTGCTCTGTAGTAACGACAGAGCCTCATCTATGTAAGAACGGAAGGCATCGCAGACTTCCTCAGGAGCATCGTGCTTGATTTGCAGATAAGCCCTTCGGGCAATATCTGCGGTAAGCTGAAGGTTCTGGTACGCTTCTGGGTAAGCGTCCTTGCCTTCAAGCATGAGCTCACAGTCGTGCATCACGCAGTCCATGTCTGCTAGCTCCATACGAGCTGCAGCGTCTGTGTCTGGGATGTCTAGAATCAACTGCTGTGCTGAAGGCCGGCTGATGAAGTTGCTAGCTACCCACTCCTGTACCATTGCCATTCGGCCCGCTGGGCTAGAGGGAAGTAGACTTGTGGGCCAACAGGTCAATCGGTACTGATTCTCAGGAAGTCGAACGTCCTTCCATTTCACCTGAGAAACAAGGGTAGAGCGTCCACGGGTGGTGCGAGCCGTAACCTTGTAATTCGTATTGATTTCACTGGCTCGTTCGTTTAACTCTTCAAGTTTCTCAACTAGGACCATATAAGCCTGCTGAAAAGCCTGTGCCTGCACCTGGTGGCGCTGTGACGTGATGTCGTGGTACTCGCGTTGGGCTCTGCCTGAATCGAGACCTGAAGGCTTCTTACCTTCTGCAGCTAAGGTATTGAGTCCAAGTTCCGCAAAGAACTGTTCTCTGACCATTGCGATTTCTTGGTCAATCTCTGGCGGTTTTGCCGAGAACGCTTGAATCGTGGGAGGGTTAGCCGTGCCCTCGTAGTGCACGATATTCAAGGGGTCATTCGTGAGCTTCTCGACCCTAACCTTGGCGTTGCGATCGACCAAGACCCAGGCGTTTGCGCCCAGGTCGGTCATGCGCTCGCCACGTAGAATCATCTTCTGGATTCGGGCCTGAGGGTCTCGTCCAGCCTCAGCGATTCCAGAGCCGTAATAACCAAATTGGCGAGTCTTCCAAGTGACGTGAACGAACGGAAGCGAGTAATCCCATTGGGTATCGAGTAGTGTTCCACTGGACAGTGAAACCACTAACCTACCGTCTTCACTCTTCGGTGTGCTCTTGCGGCGGTAGCTGAATACCACCATGACATCATCCACTGTGCTGTCCTGGCCAGTGAGGTACTGATCTTGTTTGTCGTGTGAGTCAGGGCCTTCGGCGCTGTCTATGATGCTGTCTTCAACGTCGGGATAGAGCTCACGAACCACGTCACGAGCTACAGGGATCCGGTAATAGACGCACTGGGGATCTCTGCGCAGTCCATCACGAGGATCAACCCACACAGTGCCAGGTAAACAACGTTCAATCTTTGGCTCTTGTGTCTCTGGGTCCAAGTAGCAGTAGACCCAACCAGAGCCGAGGATGCAGGCATCACGGAAGACTTCCGGCATGATCTCGTAAGCGCCCAAGTCGTACAGTTGTCCTTCAAGGACGCGCGTACGCAGTCGTGCTTGGCGCTGAAGGCTGAAGTCACCTTCATTAGTTAGGTAGAGCGGCTTTGGTTTCTGTGTGCCTATCTGGGAAACAGCAGTGTCAACAGCTTGGCTGATAATGTTGAATCGGACTCTATCTCTTAGAATGTTAGTAGAGCCATTGCCTGAAACGTTTTGGTTGCTGTACAGCTCCATATGATGGCGGTCATACTTGAGCCTTGCTTGGCTAAGAGTACGGATGCGGCCAAGCGTGTCCCATACGGCTTTATGCGCCTTATTTTCCGGCGACATATACCAGCGATCGGCGACTGTTTTGCGTATGGTTACAGCTTTGGCCATTCTATAGTCCTAACTCTTCGGCGAAATGCCGATCCTCCCGCAACCTATTAAGTTCGGTGCGTTCATCTTCGGTAATCTCTTGTCGGTAAGGCTTCTGCTTAGTTTCTACTTGCTCAACTAATGGAGCTGAGAACACTGCAGTTAGTGGACCGTCCGTAATTGAAACAGCTCCTAACTTACGCAGTGCGATTACAAGATCTAAAAAGTCTGTGTGTTCTGCTCTCACTGATCCCACCATGGTCTTTCTTGTTCGTCTCGCATTCGCCTGGCTTCCCTGCTGATGTATTCCTCCGAGTCAGGCGACAAATGCACTGGGTCAACGCGCTGTGCTGGGGAGGTATGGAGATATGCTGTGTGGTGACGGTGCGAATAGGTGCAGCTGTCCGCAACGTCATTGTCATAAGCAGGGTGCTCACGTTCTCGGCTCTCATCAGCCCAAGGTAAGTGTGTCCACTCCTCTATTAGAGGCTGGCACTTGTGCGCCAAGACTTTGAAGCGTCCTGATCTCAAATCACCGTTGAGAATCTCAATTTGTGCGCGCTTCTCTGTTTTCTCAGCTGCGACCATTTCACAGCCTTGATTGAAGCGTCTGTTGTATGCGACTACGTAAGGCTTGCCCAAACCGCCGCTATCACCAACCAGTGCGTAAGGTCGGTACCGGTCAACCAGTGTCTTAGTTACTGCTGCTGCATCATCAGGAAGTAGGTTTGGCCGCTTGAATGCCTCAATGGCGTAAATGTCCCGGCTGTGTTTATGCGAGGCTATAACAGTCCAAGCGCACGCATTCGTCATACCGAAGTCAACACCGATGGTATGGATCCATGTCGCTGTGTCGTAATCAGGAACAAAGAGAACATCATTACGAGTGGAGCTGTAGCGGTAGACTTGGGCGGTTTCGTCTACTACCCACTCGCCTAAGTACTCTCGGCGGTAAGTTGGATCCTCATCAGTCCAACCATTCTC